CTTTAAAATGGACAGATACTTCTGCAAGTGCTACGTATGATTTACTTAGTACTTTTAGTGTAGCTGCAGATAATTATAAGCAATTTGCTGATACTAATATTGTATTAGAAGCAGGAGATATTTTTAAGGCACAAGCTTCTGCTGCAAATGATCTTACAGTATCATTATTTATTGAAGAAAAACTAAATGTTACAGGATAATTATTAATGCCAGATACTTCCTCTATATCTCCAATTACAGTTTCTTTAGGTGGTGGTCTTATTTTAGATAAGGACGATTTCTCTATTCCACCGGGAGCAGCGGTAGCTTTACAAAACTTTGAGCCAAGCATAAAGGGAGGATATCGAAGACTTACTGGAAGTAGTAAGTTTGATGATGATCAGGTAAATAGTTCAAATAAAATTTTAGGAGTTCAGGTATTTAATAGTGGAGTATTAGCAGCTTCAGGTAATTTACTAAAATTTAGTACGGGAAGTGGTTGGTCTGCAAGTATTGCTACAAGAACATCTGCTGGTCGTTATAAATTTGACGATTTTAATTTTACTAATGCTGAAAAAATAGTAATGGTAGATGATGTAAATCAAGCTGCTACATATGATGGTTCTACTTATACCTTATTGAGTAGTACTGGTGCTCCTGCTGATCCAGCTTCTGTAGCTGTATTTAGGGATCACATATTTTTTGGAGGAATGTCCACTAACCCACAAGAAATTGTATTTACTGCACCCTTTCTTGAAAATGATTTTACGGCTGCAAACGGAGCAGGGTCTATAAAAGTTGATACAAGCATTGTGGAATTGAAAGTATTCCGTGATGCTTTATTTATTTTTGGTAAAGATAAAATATACAGGCTTACTGGCACAAGTATAGCAGATTGGCAAGTAGTTCCTGTAACACGAACACTGGGTTGTGCCGATGGCTTTTCTGTACAAGAAATAGGTGGTGATCTTTTATTTTTATCTCCAGATGGCCTAAGAACAATTGCTGCTACTGCTAGAATTGGTGATATAGAATTGGGTACTGTATCTAAACCAATTCAACCACGTATTGAAGATATTGGTTTTGATAATGTTACTTCTGTTATTGTAAGAGGAAAAAGTCAGTATAGATTATTTTATCCAAAAACAGGTGGTACTACAGAAAATAGTAATGGTATTCTGGCTACGTTAAAAAGAACGCCAGAAGGAAGTATTGGATTTGAATACGCAGACTTAGTAGGTATAAAGCCTTCATCTATGGATTCTGGTTTTATTAGTAATACAGAATATATAATTGAGGGTGGATACGATGGCTATGTACGTAGACAAGAAAATGGAGATACCTTTGATGGATCAAATGTAATAGCTATATATCGTTCTCCTGATTTATCTCTTGGAGATACGGGCCTAAGAAAACTTATGCAACGAGTTATTTTAAATTACGAAGTAGAAGGAACAATAGCTGCAGAACTTAGAATTAGATATGATTCAGATGATAGAGATGTACCACAACCCGCAAAATTTGATATCACCTCTCCCGGTGGAATAGCAATTTTTGGTAGTTCTTCTTCTGAATATGATAATGCAGTATATGGATCAAGTGGTGCTCCTATATTTAGAAGGGCTATTGAAGGATCAGGATTTTTAATTGCTGTTAAGCTTAATCACAATAGTTCTAATAATCCCTTTACTTTAAATTCATATCAATTAGAATTTACAACTGGAGGACGTAGATAATGGGTTCAACGTATACAAGACAAAGTAGTACTGAAATTGTAGATGGCGAGGTTATTCAAGCTTCAGATTTTAATAATGAGTTTGAACAACTTGTGTCTGCTTTTGCGGTATCTACTGGGCATAGCCATGACGGTACAACCGCTGAAGGTGGTCCTGTAACTAAGCTTTTAGGTACAGCCATTACTATTGGGGATGGTACTTCTGGAACAGATATCGCAGTCACTTTTGATGGAGAATCAAGCGACGGTGTTCTAACTTGGATGGAAGATGAAGATCATTTTAAGTTCTCTGATGATGTTGTAATAGATAGTAGTAAAAGAATATATTTATATGACGAGGGTGGTGAATATATCTATGGTGATGGCACAGACTTATATCTAGTCTCTGGTGCGGACATTAATATTCCTGCAAATATTGGTCTAACTTTTGGTAATGACGGGGAAAAGATTGAAGGGGATGGCACTGATTTAACAATTAGTGGTAATAACATTAATCTTACTGCTACAGCAGATGTCGTAATTCCTGCTGATGTGGGTATAACTTTTGGTACGGGTGAAAAGATAGAAGGAGACAGTACAGATTTAACTATTACATCAGGTGCTAAAATTAACTTAACTGCTACATCTGATGTAGTTATTCCTGCTAATGTAGGTATCACATTTGGTACGGGTGAAAAGATTGAGGGCGATAGTACAGATTTAACCGTTACATCAGGAGCAGACATTAATCTTACTGCTACGTCTGATGTAAATATACCTGCTGATGTAGGCATTACTTTTGGTGACGATGGTGAAAAGATAGAAGGTGATGGTACTGATTTAACTATCTCAGCTTCTGCTCTTTTTAATGTAGATGCTGGTACAGATATTGTTTTAGATGCTGGTGGCGGTGATGTTTTCTTCAAAGATGATGGTACTACATTTGGTAGTGCTACTAATACTTCAGGTAATCTGATAATTAAATCTGGTACTACAACCGCTTTAACTTTTAGTGGTGCCAATGTAACTGGTGCCGGTACATATACTGGCGGTGGTCTTATGACTACTGGAGGTAATATTGTAATACCAGATGCAGGTAATATAGGTTCTGCTTCTGATACAGATGCTATTGCAATTAGTTCAGGAGGAGTTGTAACTTTTTCTCAAAACCCAGTATTTCCCGATGGTGGTACAGATATTGCTGATTTAGATATAGATGGTGGTACAGATATTGGTGCAGACTTAACTACTTCTGATTTAATTATCGTAGATGATGGGGCAGGTGGAACTAATAGAAAAGCTGCCTTATCTAGAATTAATACTTTAGTACAAACTGCTGGTGGATTTCCTTTAACTGCATTAGATATTGATGGTGGAACTGATATTGGCGAAGCTATTGTAGATGCAGATTTATTTATTGTAGATAATGGAGCAGGAGGAACCAATAGAAAAACAGCAGCTTCCAGACTTAAAACTTATATAGCTAGTAGTGCCGCTGATCCATCTTCTGCAGATGGAGATTCGCTTGGTACAGCATCTGCAGAATGGTCTGATTTGTATCTCGCAGATGGTGGTGTAATTTATTTTGGCAATGATCAGGATGTAACAGTTACCCACGATCCTGATGACGGTTTAATTTTAAAGAGTATAGCCACTAGTGATGATAATCCATTTCTTTTAACTATACAGACAGGCGAAACAGATATCGCTGCAGATGATATACTAGGTACTATTAATTTTCAGGCTCCAGATGAAGCTCAAGGTACGGATGCTATTCTTGTTGCTGCTGGCATTGATGCTGTTTCTGAGGGAGATTTTAGTTCTAGTAACAATGCTACTAAACTTAGTTTCAAAACGGCTGCAAGTGAAGCTGCCGCTGAAAAGGCTTCTTTGAGTTCAACGGGTGTATTTACAGCTACCTCTTTTGCAGGATCGGGAGCAGGATTAACTGCTGGAACAACTCCATTAACAACTCTTGATATAGATGGTGGAACTGATATTGGGGAAGCTATTGTCGATGCAGATTTATTCATTATTGATAATGGAGCAGGGGGAACCAACAGAAAGACAGCAGCTTCCAGACTTAAAACTTATGTTGGAGCAGCAGACCTTACTAGCATAGGTTCAAATCTTGTGCCTGATGGAGTCGGCACTAGGGATATAGGAACTACCAGTGCAGAGTGGAATGATATATATCTTGCAGATACTAGTGTTGTTTATTTTGGTAACGATCAAGATATTACCTTAACGCATGTAGCAGATGTAGGACTTACACTAACGCATGTAGCAACTGCTGATAATAAGCCCATTGTATTTCAGTTAAAATCTGAAGAAGACGCAATTATTGCAGATGAAGTTATTGCATCAATAGAATTTGCTGCTGGCGATTCAGATGGAACAGATGGTGCAACAGTTGCTGCAGGTATTCATGCAATAGCAGAAGGAACTTTTGCTGCGGATGCAAATGCTACTAAATTAGTATTTACTACAGGTGTATCTGAAACAGCAGCCTCTAGTGCTACTGCTAAAATGACACTAAGTTCAGCAGGACTACTTACAGTTGCAGATGATATTGTATTTAAGGATGGTGGAACAATAGGTGTAAGTTCAGCTACAGATGCTATGACAGTTTCCTCTGCCGGTATTGTAACATTTAAAGACGATATACTTATTAAGGATGGTGGAACAATTGGTGTAGCTTCTGCTGCTACTGCAATGACAATCTCATCTGCTGGCATAGTTACCTTTGTAGATGATATTTTAATTAAAGATGGAGGAACAATTGGTGTTGCTTCAACTGCTGATGCACTTACACTTTCTTCTGCTGGTCTTTTAACTGTTAAAGATGATCTTATAATAAAAGATGGTGGAACAATTGGTGGTTCAGCGGATGCAGACTTATTAACATTAGGCAATGGTGTACTAACTGTTACTGGTAAATTAAGTCTCGCAGATGCTGGTTATGTAGATATTTCTACTCCATTACTTGCTGGTGCTGATCATACTTATACAGGTACGACAGCACAAATGTTGGCTGGTGGGGCAATAGCGGCATTTGATTTAGTTTGTATTCATACAACAACAGGGGAAGTAGTTGAGGCAGATGCGAGTGCATATGCTACTGCTAGAGTAATAGGTATTGCGCCTGCTGCAATTAGTGATACTGCTACTGGAACGGTATTACTACATGGATTTATTCGTGATGACACTTGGAACTGGACTACAGGATCAACTCTGTATGCATCAGAGACAGCAGGAGCCATGACTCATACGGCTCCAACTACAGACGGTGCATTTGTTCAAGTTGTTGGTGTAGCACTTGAACCTGATGTTGTTTACATAAATCCAAGTATGGACGTTATTGAGCACGCATAATGGCAAATGCAGTTGAAAAATTAAACACCATTGCTATAGGTGATATTGAAAAAGTTAATACCATAACTGTAGCTAATGCAGAAGACATTAATACTCTGGAATTTACAGGCGGACCTGATCCGGGCCAACAAGTATTTACTTCTTCTGGTACATTTACAGTTCCTGATCTAGTGACAAGTGTTTGCGTTGTGTGTGTCGGCGGCGGATCGGGTGGTGGCGGTTCTAGCGCAACAGGTGGCGGTGCTGGTGGCGAGCTTTCCTATGTCAACGACATCAGCACAACGCCCGGTGGAAGCATCTCAGTCACAATTGGTGCCGCTGGGGCTGGCGGGGCGACGGGCTCTGGGGGTGCTGGCGGAACCACATCTTTTGCTTCTTCGTGTACAGCAAATGGCGGGGGCGCAACGGGTGCATATGGCGATACTGCTGCTGGAGGCACAGGCGGAACAGGAACAGGTGGCGATGGTGGTGCTGGACCCGGCCCAACTAGCGGCGGTAGCGGCGGTGGTGGTGCCGGTGGTTATTCGGGTAACGGTGGCGCAGGTGGGCAATTTAATTCTGCTGGCGCTGCCGGTTCTGGTGGTGGCGGTGGCGGCGGTCATGGTCGTGATACTGCAAGCCAAGGTCCGGGTGCTGGCGGTGGTGTTGGTCTTGTACAAACTGGGTCAAATGGTGCTGGCGGTACAAGCCCCGGCCAAGGCGGTGGTGGCGGTTCTGGCGGTGCTGCTGGTGGAACAGACACAAGTGGAAGAACTGGAAATGGTCAGGTCGGCGGTGCTTATGGAGGTGGCGGTTCTGGTGTCGATGGTGGATATGGAGCCAATGGTGGAAACGGTGGTGCAGGTGGCTGCCGTATAATTTGGGGTGCTGGTAGATCGTATCCCTCAAACTCAGCGGATGTATAATATGGCAACTTTTGCAGAAATAAATAATGATAATATTGTTACAAGAGTAGTAGTGGTGGATGCTGAACACGATAATGAAGAAGGTTGTGATTGGTGTGAAGAGTTTTTTGGGGGTGGAACTTGGATCAGAACAGCGGAGGATGGCTCAATCAGAAAAAACTATGCAGGTCCGGGCTACAGATATGATTCAGTTAACGATGTATTCATACCACCAAAACCATTTCCATCATTTGTACTGGATACAGATACATTTCGTTGGGAGCCTCCCACTCCGCATCCAAACAATGGTGTGATCCACCACTGGGACGAAGCAAGTCTATCATGGGTTGCTGATTAAGCTAAACAACTATATCCTCGCTTAGAGAACCAATTGAAAGGCAAAAACATGAATAAATTTATTGTATCTATGATACTAGTTATTTCTATGTGTATAGCAAGCCAAGGCTTTGCTAACCCTAAAAAAAGTGGGGTTGTTCCTGAACAAGAACACCTTGAAATGTTGTACCCTACTGTTCTTGTAAGATTAGGTAATGGATCAGGGTCTGGAACCGTTATCTATTCTGAACAAAATGAAGAGCTTGACTATGAAAGTTATGTTTTAACGAATTGGCATGTAGTTCAAAACTATGTAAAATTGAACAAAGTCTGGAACTCTGATAAAAAAGAACATATAGAAACAGAGAATAGACGGCCTGTAAACATTGATTTGTGGGAGTACAATAATTTTAGCATAGCGGTAGGTACTATCGGTAGGATTGCTAACATTGTAGCTTATGATAAAAGTAGGGACTTGGCTTTGCTACAGGTAGAAGATACGGAACGTCAGATGCCCCATGTAGCTAAACTATATCCAGAATATAAAGATGACGGTCCTTGGATTTTTCAAACAGTCTATGCTGTTGGAGCAGGGTTAGGTAAGCCCCCTTTTCCGACTATGGGATTACTATCAGGATATGGAAAAGATATACATGGTAATGATCTATATTTAGCAAGTGCACCTATAATTTTTGGTAATTCAGGAGGTGCTTTGTATGTATACAGCCCTCGTAGAGAATATGAGCTTATAGGGGTTCCGAGTATGGTATCTGCTTATGGTTGGGGAAATGTAGTTACACACATGGCTTGGTCTAGGCCAATATCGGAAATTCGTATTTTTCTAAGGGATGCTGGTTATGGCGTAAAAATCTTAGGGGATGAGCCAGAACAGGAAGAGGAAGAAGAAGCTAAAGAATAAAAAGCACTTGGAGAACATGTTAAGGAAAACATAATATGTCTGAACAAGAAATAAATACACAAACTTATATTACTGTATTAATAGAACAAAGAAACGAAGCACTTAATAAGCTTGCTAGTTATATGGCTGTAACTAAAGAACTTGAAAAAAAAGTAAAGGAAATTCAAAGTTCCGATGAAGCTAATGATAAACAGGACGTAGAATAAAGGAATAACTAATATGGTAGGGTATAATCAAAACATGCTAGAGCAAAAAGCAAGGGAACATGGTTTTCAAGGAGATATGAAAGACTTTCCTAAATACCTAGAACAAAATCAAGATGTAGCACGACAGTATTTTGCCCAGCAGAACTCGGACATGTATCAACAGGAGAATATACCACAATTTCAAACTGGGGGATACGTTGATAATAATGTCACGAGTCCGACTTTTGGTCAAATAATCTACTCGCCACAACAACCTACCGGAGAAGTATATAAAGGTGAAGGTTCCCCCGGTTTTGATCCTAACTATACACCGGGGGCTTTACCAACAATGCAACCAACACCAACAGTAGGTGCACCAACAGTAGGTGATACTCCTACAGTTCCTAATATAGGTGAAATTAGTGCACAAAGACTTTTAACTCCTGCGCTTCCTTATGGTACACAATTTCAAGCTGCCTTAACTCCCTTTGAACAAGCACAAAATATTGGTGCAACTACAGGACAGGTAACTGCAGATTTAACCATTGATCAAGCTGCTCAAGTTCCTATAGGACAAACTGCAGTACCTACACCTACAGAAGCTGCTGAAGTAACGGCAGCAGCAGCTTCACCTGCTGTACAACAAGCTGCTATACAGGCAGCACAAATAGGTGCTCCTACGCAAACCGTAGAAGCTGCTCAACAGGCTCAAACACAAGTAGCTAATTTACAAGCTGCTCAACAAGCACAGGCTGCTCAAATTCAAGCTCCTGCTGACAGAGCACTACAAGCTACAGAACAAATTTCTGGTCCTGCACAACAGGCTGTTGAAGCAGCAGCTTTTGTAGAACCTGCTTTAGTAGCTTCTCAAGCTAATCCAAGTACAGCAGCTACTGTACAGGGACAACTTGCAATATTGTCTGAACAATTTGTACAAGGAGAAGTACCGTTTTGGGCTGCTGGTGCAGTACGTGCAGCTACACAGAAACTTGAAGCAAGAGGTTTAGGTGCGAGTAGCATGACAGCACAAGCAATTGTTCAAGCTTCTCTTGAAGCTGCTCTTCCTATAGCACAAGCAGATGCAAGAACTGTAGCTGCTTTTGAAGCACAGAATTTAACAAACAGACAACAGACAGCAATGTTAACAGGTCAATATAGAGCGCAGTTTTTAAATCAAGAATTTGACCAAGCCTTTCAAACTCGTGTAAGAAATGCAGCTACTGTATCAGATATTGCAAATAGAAACTTTACTGCAGAGCAACAGATTGCTTTAGAAAATTCAAAGCTAACACAGACAGTAGATTTAACAAATTTAAATAATCAACAAGCTCTTGTAATGGCAAATGCAGGGGCATTGGCTAACTTAGATATTTCTAATTTGAACAATAGACAACAAGCTGCTGTACAAAATGCACAAAGTTTCTTACAACTGGATGTAGGAAATTTAAATAATAATCAACAGGCTGCAGTAATGAATGGACAGCAGCAAGTACAAAGTTTGTTGACAGATGCAGCAGCAGAAAATGCAGCTAGACAATTTAATGCTACAAGTCAACAACAAACAGATCAATTTTTTGCAAACCTTATTGCCGGTATAGGGCAACAAAATACTGCACAAGCTAATGCAATGAACCAGTTTAACACTGGTGAAGTAAATGCTTTACAAAGGTTTAACTCAGAGCTTTCCAATCAACGGGATCAATTTAATGCTCGTAATCAATTGGCTATTGGACAGAGTAATGCGGTGTGGCGTAGAGAGATTGCAACTGCAGATACAGCAGCTACAAATTTTCAGAACCAGTTTAACGCACAGAATTTACTTGAACTTAGTGATGAAGCATATGATAATCTTTGGCAAGAATACAGAGATTTTCTTGAGTTCGCCTTTACTGCTGGAGAAAATGAATTAGACAGAGTTGCAGGGTTACAGCTTGCTCAACTTAATATTGGTTCAGATAAAGAATTAGCAGAATTTGCGGCAGATAGAGAAAAATCGCAAAGTACAGGAAATTTTCTTGCGGCTATCGCTACTCCATTTATTCAATCCGGTATATCTGCTTTAGCCAAAGGTATATTTACATAGGAGATAACAATGCCACCACATGATTGGTACGGACACACAGCAACAGCTAAAAACAATTCTACTTATTTTGATGACCTTGATGCACGGTTATCAAGCACAACTTCTGATGAAGCAAATGCAATTACTAAGTATATCAGCGGAGAATCTGATATGTCAAGTCTTGTAGATAGCTTGAGTAAAAATAAAAATGTAAGTTTTAACGCCATAGATAAGGGATTGGAAAGTGCTGGAGTTTCACCAAAATCTAGAGAGTCAATAATGGATGCGTTAGCTAAAACAAGAAGCAGAACTGCTACAAGATCAAGCGGAAAAGCGCCCCTTACAAAATCTCAAAAATTAATGTCAAGCTTAATGGAAAGACGCACTAAATACACAGGAAAACCACCGGCTCCGGGAGATGCACATATGGCTGTAACTGCAGCCATTCAAAGAAACTTACAAAAAATGCAAAAAACGCCAATAAATACAGAAGGAGTAGCTTAAATGCCAGACTTTGAAACTTCCCAGTTTAGTGCACCTATTCCGGGACAATCCTTAACTACAGAACCACGAGGCAGACCTTGGGAAACTCCTGCTAAATACAGTGATCCAGAGGATGCACTTGAATATTATGTAGCTAAACTAGGAGATTCAGATAGAACAGCGCACATGCTTGAAATATTAGAATCTGGTTTACCTGTTGCAAATTTGGTAGATAGTATAACTCTTACTGGAGTTATGCAAGGATTACACAGCATTGATACAGCTATTATTATATCTACATCACTATTTGATTTAATTGATGCTGTAGCTGATAATGCTGGAATTGAATATAAAAAAGGATTAACTCCAAACAACAATGGTGCACCAGATAGTTTTATGATTGAACGTGCTTTTAATGAACCTGAAGCAGAACAAGTTAGAGAAACTTTTAATGAAGAAGAATTAGATCAATTAACAAAATCAATTAATAGGACATCTAATGGTCTTATGTCTAAAGAAATAGAAGAAGAGGGAATATAGCATGGGCATAATGTGGGGAGAGGTTGCTAGTAGTGCTTTAGAAAGAGTAGGAGAAAATGTTAGTGCTGATTTGGAACGAGCACGGGCTAGGAGACAAGCCATAATTGACGCTAGTGTTCAAGATATGTTCACAAGTGGTAAAGAGGCATTTGCTAAACGAAAACTCGAAAGAGAAGGGATACAAGATAATATTCAGTATTTTAAATCAATGGGATTTGATAGAGATACCATTGAACAATTAGTATCTTTATCCTCAACTGAAATAGATAAA